TGAATCTCTGAGTCCAAGTCACGCTCTCTCAACTTTTGTTCCTTCATAGAAAGGTCCTGTTGGAGACGATTGAACTGTTCAGCCAAGTCATTGTTTGTAACACGATTGGAGCGTCTATCTGTATTCTGTTGTTCTACTGGCTGTGCGTTGCCACCGCTGGTTTGTTGAGCAGATGTTCTTGCCATAAAACTTAACGCTGCTTCTACTGATTCAAAGTTCTGTCCACTCGCATTGCTGAGAGCATTTAGAATTGAATTAGTGGTGCTTTTACGAATTGCACCTGCATTAACATTCTGTTCTGTATTGTTACCAGTTGCCTGGTCCTGCATTACTTCAGGGGCTTGTTCGTTGCCAACGAAAGTATCTTCATTCATTTAATTGTTCCTTAGTTGTTCGTAACTACCGATTTGTATTGTATTTATTCTATTCGTATAATAGAATTATCTACCTGTGTTTACCCCACCAGTTAACTGCACTGCAATTGCCTGTTGAGGTGTATATGTTATTCCTAGATTAGTGATGGGCGTTCCCGCTCCACCAAGTAATGTAGCATTGCCATCATCGCCGCCAGCGTCTTCACTGGCTTCTTCCATATTGCTGTCATCATCTTCATATTCTCTCTCTACAGGGATCATACTTGGCATAAGGTCACGACTCAATACTTCTTGATTAGTTTCTGTCATCAAGCCCTTTAGTGCAGGGTCTTGAATTGTATCAATGTATAGTTGCTCATAGTCAGCAATCTGAGTAGAAGGTGCAAGCATACCAATAATTTCTTTATTGACTAATGCATTGATTACTGGGTCTTCTGGAGACAATGCTTTTGCTTCTTTGATTAATGCTAATCTATAGTTGGTATCGTGGCTTTCGTAGTCAGTGTTGTATCTAACTTCGCCTGCCCAACGCATACCCATATAACGAGCAGCATAGGTAAGAATAGTTTCTTCTGCTGATTCCATCAATCTTGCTTTTGCTTTTGCAAGTCTATGCAACTGCTTGCGTTCTTCAATGATGGCAACGCCTGATGCGATTTGATTCTTAGTGTTGCGTAAACCACCTAAGCCAGTCAACGCTTCAATCTGTTCTAGAATGTTATCTTGCTTCTTGATGATTGTAAGAACATCACCAGTATCAATAGTGATGGCTTCAATCTGTCCTTCTGTAGCACGAACGATTGCACCGGAGTGTACTGGGACTTTGACGCCTGGCTCTGCACGAATGATTGTGTGTGCGAATTGTACCGCAGAATAGGCCTCGCATTCTAGTTTGTAATGTTCTCGTTGTGCATCTGTTGCGCTGTCAATGTCTGATACGCCTAAGTCAATTCTGCGTGGGTCACGACGACCGTAAGCAATGAATACTGGGATAGACATTCCTAGTGGGAACACCCCTTCACCAATAAGTTTTGCTGGTGCATTTAATTGAATAGTGTTTGCATTCTTCTCAACTTCGTATGATTTATAATACGAAGGATTTGTTGCGTCACCTAAGTGATAGCACTTGATGTAATAACAATTCTCATCTTCCATCTCAAGTATTTTAACACTCTTGAGAATAGGTCTGCCACCATAATAGTCAAACTCCCAGTCCCATACATTGAGGGGCTGTATAGCAACAGTATAGGGGCGACCCAATGTACCGTCACCTGCTTGTGGCATATCAACTGCAATCCAGCAATGACCGTAGATGCTAGTTAAATCACCTACTTGTTCCATAAATGCTGTCAAACTGCTGTTGTTTAAGTCAGCGTCAAGTAGGAATAAGTCTGCCCACTCTGCATTTTTAGGGTTGATGAACGAACCTGAAGGTGTACAGAACTGTAGATTGCGCTTTACACCAGGGTCAAACAATACATCATTGATGGTGTCTACAATATAACGGCAAATAGGCTGTGCAATTGTGTTATTAATCAAGTCAATCCATAGATTGCTATCTTCACTTGGGCGTTTCTTACGCACATACTGTTTAAAACTGTAACCACCGAGATATGCCAACTGGTAGGCAAGCATTTGCTCGTAAATTACATTATAAACAGGATTTTTCTTCAGTAAATCTGAATTATTCATAGATTATTGTCTCTCATATATGAGTGTAGAACACATTGCGCTTATTGTATTTATACTTGCGGTTTATGTTTACACTTATCATTGTGGTTTCTAGCAATCAGATTGATTGGCTTTACAATACCGCAATGTTCGCAAGTTCCTAACTTGTGCTTATACCCTAACATACCGCGACCATTTCTGCCTTTACTAATCATATCTTGTGCATTATCTTTTAATGTACCTGCCCACAGATGTTTTGGGTTAACACATATTGGATTGTCACAACTATGACATACTGCTAAGCCTGCAGGTATCGGTCCGTTAAACAATTCGTAACTAACTCTGTGCGCTGTACGCATTTTGCCAGTCGCCCAGCGAAACATTCCGTAACCAATATTGTTAGTAGCATTCTGCCACTCCCAACAATCAGTTGTTTCGTTAATCAAATACTTCTTGTTAAATCTTTGTTCTGGTGTTTCAATAGAAACTCTACCTCTTCCTGCCATAGTTCTCTCCTATATTGTATTTAGTTCCAGGACATAAAGTCTTCTTCTTGGTCGCCCTTTAGAATCTCTTCCCAAGTTGGACCGCCAGGGTAGAGAGGGCTATGAGGCATATAATCAGTCCCAAGGATGCCTGCACGGGATAAGCGTTGATCAGAGTTAACATACTCTGATATGCCAATGGTGTGATGATGAATGGGGAAAAGGTGGTGTATGCCATATCTAATTGAATCTCCTAAGCCGTCTATGTGGGCGTATTTTTGTTCTGTATACTTGACTAATTTCTTGCGTGTACCGTCTTCAAAGTGGTAAGTCTGTAGTGCTTCTAATAATTTCTTATCATTAGGGTCTACGACAAGTCCCCCTCTGTTGATGAATCCATTGCTCGTATTATCTGTGTCAGTGATAAGGGGGTTTGATTTTCTACTGTTGACGATTGTAAATCCATACTTCTCAAGTAGGACTCTATCAGTGATACCAAAGGGCGAAGTTGTATCTCTATTCGCTTGAGTTCCTGACATATCAATGACTGCGTTAATTCGTCTTCTGGGGAAGTCTTGTCTGATAGCCTGCGCAAGTCCTTCAGTCCCGCAGTCAGGTATTGCATAAGATTTAAGTATTTCAATAGTTCCGTCTGGCTTTCCTGCATTTGTCACCTGTGCTACTGTTGCACACATAACACGCTTGTTGAAGTCGTGGAATGTATACAAGTCTTGTTGTTTGTCTACTATTTCCCTACAATACTTATGTCGGTCCCAGGTGTAGAAGAACTGGTCAGCAACGCTTTCCCACTGACACATATAGTCTTGGTTGAACTTGAGGGGACTTAGTATTCGCTTTTGTTCGTCAATGAAGTCACGATTACCAGAGCGCATTTGCTCATAGTTTAAATGTCTAACAATATATTTGTCAGGCATTTCAACTGCCATCTTAAACAAATCATACAATGGTCCTGCACCGTTAGGCGTACTGATAACAATCAATCTACCCTGTGTGTCTGGCTGACCCACTTTAGGTCTAAGTCTGTTTGTAATTTCTTGCAATGTTTCTGAGGTGTACAGTGCTGCTTCGTCTGCTACCCACACGCCAACATTGAGACCGCGTAAGTTCTCTCTTTGTTCTGCTGATTTGCAACGAATGAACACGCCACCTGGGAACTTAATTGTTAGTTCACTGTTGTTAATGTCTTTACCATCTACTAAACCAAAGTATTCAATGCACGATTTCTTTAGTGGTTCCCATATCAGTGACTTAATCATTGACCCAGTAGGCGCACTATAGATAATGTCTTTACCCTTATGATACTTTTCATTACTCGCAAAGATAGGCAGTGCGATAGCAGCAAGAAATGTCTTGCCACTACCAACAGGCACAATGTCTATACAATGCTTATCGGTTGTTAGCCAGTCTTGAAATATAGTTGACTGTTCACCGAATAAAGGTATTTCAATCTGATTACTCATTACTTGCTTGCTGAAGTAAACTTTACTGGCAGTTCTTTCTTAGTTTCCCATTCAGGGAGTTCTTTAGTTGGGAAAGTAAAGTTGTTTGTCATTGCCTTACCCAATGTAGTGTGGTCAATCTCGTGCTTATCTGCAACAACCTTATTGAGAATCATCTTCTCATAGTTCTGTCTTGCTGGCATATCAGCAGCCATAATAGTCAAGTGATAACCCTCAGCAAGTAATTCTTCAAAAGGCTTACCGCAAGTTTGAGCAATCTGGTCTAACAGTTTAGTCGCACTAAGTTTACTTGTGCTGCCCTTTGGTCTGCCACTACCGGGCTTGCGTCCACCACGCTTCTTTGTTTCGTCTGTCATAACGCTTTCTCAATAGCGTGTCTAAACTTGCTTTCTAAGTGCGGATGCAATTGATTATTTGGTACATACTTACGCAATTCATCACGCAAATGTGTAAGTTCTTTACCGCTTAAGTTAGCCATTGCTTTATAGATAATGTAGAACTTATTCTGGCAGCACAAATGCTTTGCCAACGATTCAATACCAATAGTCACACCTTCAGTAACAATATCGGTCTGCTGTTCAGGCGTATCTTGTTCTACGATATGTTCTTCAATGTGTTGTGCTAGTTCTTCATCACAGCAAGGCTCAATGCCTTCTTCGCAATTGTCGCAGCAATCTTCTTCTTTAATCATTTTATTAATCCTTCTTGGCGTAGTATTTTAGTAGCCCACGATAGTCCAGCGTTGCCGCCCCACATAAGATATGCTTGTGTACCAGGAGTAGGGCTACCGGGTTCGTAATATACTTCTGCTCGTTTAAGAAAACTATAGGTTCTCTTGACTGTATCTAATGTTACATTCTCACGCTTAATGAACTGATTCGCTCGTGCAAGCCCTACACTTGTGCCACCTTTGTTACTGGGTGTTGCTTTGTCACGCATATTCATTCCTGCTTGTGCGTTGTCTGACATTGCTTGTGTAGGTTTGTAACTCATTAGATGTACACCTTTTCGTAATCGTCAGCGTTATCTTCAGGGTCAAGCCCATCCCAATAACTACCGTCATCAATCTTCTTGTACTTCAACTTACCGAATACTGTTAACCATTTCTGGTTCTTTGCATTCCAGGCTTTACAAATATCAAGGAAGCGTTCTTTACCTAGCATTAATTGTAATTGTGTCTTGCAATCTGATACTGATGGGTTAGCATCTAACTTACTATGCTCAAGTAGAAACATATGTTCAACGCAACTGTCAATCTCAATCTCGGTCATATAGGGTGATAGTTCAGTTACCATCTTGTTAAAGTTAGCAATGTGACTAACATTCATTGGGCGGTCAATAAGACCTCTTAATGGTTTATTAATGTTTTGTGACATTTTTGAAACCCTCTCCCAATGGACTGTAACTGTCGCTAGTGTTTAGTGGCACACTACCCTTAAGGTCAGCAGCAGCATCTCTCAACTGTTGTTCGGTAATGAATGCACCTAGGAACTCATACACTGTAGTAAGTCCCAACATCTTTAAATCAAAGATACGATGTTGCTCATCATTTAGGTGAGTAACATCCATAAGGTGCATTTTCTCAACAGACTTAGCAATGTCTTTCATTAGTGGCTGAATGCTCACATACAAATGTCCATCGCCGCCTTTCATTAGTTTATAGGTATAATCAATACCCTCGTTCACTTGTTCACTCATATTAGTCCTTATCTACGCTTACGCTTCATATCGTATTCAATGTCTTTGGTAACTCTGCGTCCTGCTCGTTCTGCTTTAGCATCACGCATTCTTGCAGGCTCACGAGTACCACTACGCATATCATCATATTCAATGTCTCGTGCAACTTGACGACCGGCTCTTTCAGCCTTGTTGTCTTCTTTGCTACGATAGCCTGCAGCATACATTGCACGACCCTGCATTTCAGCCTCGTTCTTGGTCTTGTACATCTTACCGCTATCACCGTAACGATACATTGTCATTCCACCTTTAGTAATCTTTTGTACTGGCATCTTATCTTCCTTTTACTTTAACACAACGGTCTTTGCCGTCTTTAGTTCCTGCATAACGATAGCCTTCCCAACAGGCTTTGCCATCAGCGCCCTTTTTCTTCATTGAAGTAGTATTGGATTCGGCTTCTTCTCTAGTCTTGTAGAGTTTGCCGTCATTGCCTCTACGAAAGAATGATTGGTCACCTTTAGTAATTCTTTGAATAAGCATATCTTCTCCTGACTTAATTCTCTTTATTGTATTTATTCGTTTACAATCATCTTCGTGTTTGGTCCAATAGCGTTCTTGTTTGAATACTCGTTCGCAAAACTTACACGCATAACTTATAATTACCCACTCATTATTCTTGTACTTGTACACTTCTGCCATTAATCATCTTTTTTATAGTTGGCCAGTATAGTTGCTGATATCTTCCAAGAAGGATAATCTAACTCTCGCATTAACTGCTTCATTAGTCTCTCGTGGCGTTTGACTTGTTCCTTATGTGTTTTGATTTGCTGCTTCTGCAAGTCTACGGTCTTTTGTAATATCTTAATATTTATCCGTTCAATACTTTCAGTAATCTTCATTAGTTATCCTCCATCGTACATTTGAATGAGTCAGTGTAATGCAATATGTAAGTTGCTTTGGCAATAGGGTTATGCACGATGTTGTCTGGTACATCACAGTTATCCCAATCTTCAACGCTCATATGGTACATAATCATATCATCTGTTTCTACATAGATGTTATCATCTTCGCCGTCGTGGAAGGTAACTACTTTCATTATGCTTGCCTCATCTGTTGTAGCATCATCATTGCATCTTTGTACTTGTCTTGGCGTTTCTTCTGCCAGGATAGTTTCATATTCTTTCTATGTTCTTCTGACTTAGGAACACCCAACTTAGCCTGACGCATTTTCTCTTTTTGTTCTTCGGATTTGGGTACGCCAGCACAAGCGTTACGCACTGCTGTTGTAACATTCTTGTAATGCTCATCAGTCAACTTGCCAGTACCTCTTGCCCAATCAGTGTAGCCCTCTTGTGAGATAGGTGTAGGTGTTTCGTCTATCTTAAACTTCTTAATCTGTTTGAAGCCAGCGTCATCATAACGATGCCAACGACTCCACAGTCCCTTATACTTTACTGTCATATTCTTTAGCCTTAATGAATCGTCCTAAAGCAATGTTATAATTATCTGTGCGGTCCTTCATTTCGGGTAGCCCAGCAATCTTACCGTGATTAGCAGGCAATGCGATGCAATTGATTACGCCACCTCCACCGAAGACATTCTGTTCTACACCGTTGAAGTTATTTGGATTGTAGTTCTTTGCAGGGAAGTAATAAATGTTGTACCCAAACAACTTAAGGGTATCATAAATTACATCAAAGCCAGTGCCGTGCATTGACTCATAGAATATCACTGGGCGATGTTTGCTGATTGTATTGTAAGCGCCCTGGAAGACTTTAAGTTCGTGTCCCTCAACATCAATCTTAATAAGATCGGGAGGAGGGAGATCCATATCATCAATACGAACTGTCTTGCAAGGTTGACCAGTCTCGCTCATCATACATTCACCATAGTTACCAGGCTGAGTGGTATCATAATCACTGATGAATGCTTCGCCCACTACATTGCTACAGGCACAGTGATACAGTTTGACATTACTCAAATGCTGTGTGTTTTTCTCTAATAGCAGGTAGTTACGGTCATTCGGTTCAAAACTGTGTACTTCCTTTGCCATTGAGGCGAAAGCAACAGTGTGGTATCCTATATTACCGCCAATGTCATAGACAACTGTATTGGCGTTAATGTAATTCTTTAGTAAGTCAACTTCTACTTGAGTGTATTCACCATACATCTTAATGCTGGCGCCGATAATGTAATCGTTCTCATAGAAGTAGAACTTGCTTTGATAGCGTGTGGGTGCGTG